AAGTGGGACAGGTGTGAGATAAAATGCCGACTCACCCCACAGAAATAAACTCAAACGCGTTATGGGAAGTAAGGATTGGGCAACGCCAACAACTTACTTCCTTTTTTTACGCTTCAAACCTCAACACACACGAAATTTCTTACCTTATTTTAAAAAAGTTCTTGACAAGTCAGTCAAAATCCAGTATAATATACATATAAACAAAAACAGAAAACAATTTTTATAGGAGTACATTATGCCAGCAAAATTCAAAGCAAGTGCAAAAAAATACATTAGAGGAGTTCCAGCAAGTAAGTTGCCATACGAACACTTTTACCTTCACACAATGAAGAAAGAAGAACTATTCGAAGCAATCAACAACACTAGAACTAAACCAAAAGTAAGACAGAAGTGTCTAAACGAATTAGCAAGACGCAAAGTAAACGTTGTGTGGGTAGACCCAAGTGAGGTGCAATCATGAAAGCATGGAACCAAAATCACGTTAGTCACAAGAAAAAGACTGCACAAGGCGATTCACACAGAAGAATCAGTCTAAATATGAACAAAAACAAAAAGCGTTCATTCAAAAAGTATAGGGGGCAGGGCAGATAATGGGAGTAGTTATTCAGTTTCCAGACCGAAAGAAACTACTACTTATGGAACTGCAAGAGGAACTCAAGATGCACGAGGAGGAAATCCAACTGTGTCTTGACGACCTCGAGAGTATTAACGAACACATAGTAGAACTTACCACAGCGTATGAAGAACTACTTAAACTACTATGTAATTTACAAGGCATACCTTTGCCTGAGGAGAGATTCAATGATAAAAGGTAGTATGATGTATGACCAACATGGTCGTAAGAGAAAAGTAAAAAATCTATACAAAAGTAAAAAAGCGAAACCAAATTTCGATGTACAGATGAAGAAAAAGTTTAAAGAAGTGAGTGATATCCCGAGTGCACCAGTGGGAGAATATACTGTGCCTGTAGATAACTCATATAAAAAAGACATCAGTAAGCAATACACGGTATCGATTGCTTATAACAAAGGTGCTTACCAAGTGATACCTAAAGGAGAAGTGAAAGACATTGGCAAATAAATATGGAAATAAAAGACACTATGCAGTAGGCATGGAAGCGAATGGTAGTAAGATAAAGTCGATTAACTACCCTCTAGACACTCAACCTAAGTACGCACACTGGGAATGCCCAGCAAGGAACTGTAAACATATGTGGATAGAGTTAGAAAATGGAAAAATACTAAGAGATGATGAACTTATACTCAAAAAAGAGTGGGATGCATTGCAGAAGGCAGAAAAGTTTATCTCTGAAATTAGTGGAGGTGTAGCATAATGAGTAAGATTAATGACTACGCTAGATTTGTTGACAGTTGCACATCTGAAACAAGTAAAGATACGACTAAAATGTGCGATAGATTGGACAGATTGATGGGAACACACAGCGTATTTCAAGGAAAGATAGTTGAGTGTGAAATCGATATGGCAAGACTGATGACTGCCTTGATAGGAATGATGGCAGAGTCAGGAGAGTTTGCTGAAGTAGTAAAGAAAAAAGTATTTCAGGCAGACTCACAGTTCTCAGACGATGAGATTTTTCACATGAAAAGAGAACTAGGTGATGTATTATGGTATTGGGTGCAAGGTTGCATAGCGTTAGGTTTCACTCCTGACGAGGTTATGGACGAGAACATCAGAAAACTAGAGAAAAGATACCCTAATGGATTTGAAGTAATAAGAAGTGAAGTAAGAGAAAAGGGGGATATATAATGGCAAATCATGTATATTTTAATATTTATGTAGAGGGAATAACTGAAGAACAATTCAATGAGTCCGTAAAACATGAAGAAGTAGAGAGAACATACTGGAATACAGATGAAAAGTACACAATAAATGAGTTTGTAAAGTTAGAAAGACAACCATTCATGCAACACCTAAACCCTGAGTTTGATGAAGATGACTACCTAAAAGACTCATATGACTGGTATTGCACTAACGTAGGTGCTAAATGGTGTCATGTCGAAGACGCAGAAGATTGCTGGATGCGAGGACATAGTGCTTGGAGACAACCAAATGAAATGGTATTAAATCTAGTACAATTTCTAGCAAGAAAGTATGATTGTGAAATAAATGCAGAGATGACTTATGAAGATGAGTTCAGAAATTTTGTAGGTAAGACTTACTATGGAAGTGGTAAGTATGATAATGAGTGGGAAGCACTAGAAGGAGATTGGGAAGAAATCACAGGAGATGACCTAGTCGATATGTTTAAAGAGGAGTATCCAAACATAGATACAGATGACGAAGACTTTGACTGGTGGGAAGATAATGAGGAGTACCAAATAAATCCACAAGAACAACTAGATTATATGCTAGAGAAGTGGTGGGAGAGTGTATGACGCAGTATAACGACTTAGTTGAAAGAAGAAGATTGTATCTAAAAGCAGAGGAGTGGGGACAAGGAGTAAAGCAACACTACGCCTGTAAAGGAGGAGTCGGAGACTTAGGTTATGGTATGGGTTATTTTATTTACTACAACAATGGAGAAATTCGTAAGGTAAAGAAGTCGGGATATGACATTGTAAGACTAGCAGACCCGATAGATGTGGTAATGGACAACTACATAAGGAGTGACAAATGATTAACTACACAAAGGAACAAGTAGACTACATGGTAGCAGAATACACTGAGGAACCCACTAGAGAAACAGTAGAATTACTAGCAGAAGAACTAAATAAGAGTGTAAAATCTATCATAGGTAAGTTAAGTAGGGAAGGAGTCTACAAAAAGACTGAATATACTACAAAAACTGGCGAGAAACCAATAACGAAACTAGAAATAGTCCAAGAACTAGCAGAACTACTAGAAATACCAGTAGAAAAACTATCAGGACTAGAAAAATCACCAAAAACAGTATTAAAATTACTAAGGAGTAGAATATGAGACTGTGTAAATTAGTAAAGGCAGGAGAGAACATGAAAATCATAAGTGAGCATGGACTCTACGCAGAAGTAATAGAGTTGTTCGAAAGTCCCAGCGGGTATAAAGCGAAACTAAAGTTCGGAGATGACTGGAAAACAGAACTCTCAGTGAAGAGACTAAGAATGATACAAGACCCCAACGTGCAAAGAAGTCCACATGCAATCTGAGGACTAAGGGACAAATTTACGGAAACCTTCGGAAGCCCACTCTTGCAGTGGGTTTTTTATTGCCTTCAAAAAATTTTGAATTGGCACAAGTTTAGTAAACTTTAGATGAATTTTTAGTAATTGTTGATTAGATTGAAAGTTTGTGAGTTGAATAACTCGTTTAGATGATACTTGGTTGTATCTTGTTGATTAGATTATACAATTAACACTCTTATCTTGTCCTAGATTAGATGTTCTGCTGTCGTTCCCGCTTACGCTTCACTCCAGCATCATACATCGGTTAGGACGAACGAGTGTAATCGGTAGTTTGTATTGACTATATATCAAATTTATGATAATATTTTATCACACTTTTTATCATAATGCAAGAAGTGTTTTTCGAAGGGGTATGAAAATGTGGGTTGTTTCGGGGTTAGATGATAGAAAAATATTTTAAGGTTGTATTAGGAGTTGAGTTGTGAAACGATTTTGTTCTGTCGATTTTCATGGAGGTCACGAACGTCTTGTAATTCTACGAAATCTCTCGCGTTCAAAGAGTTTTCGTGCCTCTAATTCTCGTGAACGCTTCAGATAATTCTTGCGTTCATTTCTTTGAGCATTGGGTTTTATATAATATTTTCTGTTTCTGCACTCCTCTTTTATCCCAGCGTTATCACACTTTTTCCGAAAGATACGCATACCTTTCTCAAATGACATTCCTTTTAAATCAACTCTTGGCATCTGCCCTCCTGTGAAAAGTCCATCCACGTTTTCGTAGATAGTATACTTGTGATGCGATTTGTGACGTACTTCTGTCCAGTTGTTTTGCAATATCTTCTGTTGACATACGATTGTAGTGTCTTTTCAAAAAATCTTTTTCTTCCATTGTCCATGTTCTACTCATAAATTGTTGCCACCAACATTGTTCTGTGTCCCACTTTCGGATAGTAGTGAAAGTGAGCATTGTTTTTAAATAAAATTGCTTTCCATTGTTCAGGATAGCAAACGTGTTGTACTTTGCCTTTGTCAAGTATGACTGTGGCAGAAGTTTTGTCGAGTGGGTCGTTAAGGCACATTAGAAAGTTATAACAAAGTCCCTTTGCAGTTTTCTGAGGTAAAGTATGAACTTGACCATTTGGATAATTAGTATGTATTCTAAATGTATCAATCTTATCTATATCCACTTCCTGTTGAAAGTGTTTAGTCCAAAAAGCATCGAGAACATCAATCCACTCTGTTTCATGTTCATCAATTAAATGCAGTTTGTCAGCAACGAAGAAAGGACTCGGATGTTCTGGGTCTACATCGTAAGGATATAGTCGAAACAGCGTTTGTTCAGTATAAGTAGTTATCTGACTCTTGAGACTGTCACTTAGAAATTTTTTATCCTCAATCATATCCAAAAGTTCCTACAAATACTGTTCTGATTCCTCCTTGTGGTAGTACAAAGCTGTGCTTTAGATTTGATATTAAAAGCGAGTTGCCTTGTGCTGCTGGAAATCTGTGTTCTTTTCCATCTTCATCCCACACAATCGTAGGACATTCAGGGTTATGTGTTAAATAAGTAATCATACTATAGCAGTTCTTCATATTTGGATTGAAGTCTGTGTGTATCTCAACATCTACATCTCTGTAGTAATTTGCATTGACACATAATCTGTATATCCAACTAGGTTCTTTCATATCGAACTGTGCTAATATAGTATGAAATAAATCTACCATTTTCAGTCTATCTTCTTCCTGATTTAGTGGAAATGACTCCTCTTCCCTTCTCTCTACAGAAGGTTGATTATTTGTGATAAAATGAGAGGCAAACATACCAAGATTGTCTCCCTTTACGAAATTTTTAGAGAATTTATAACTTAACCTGTCATACACCAGACCCATCAACTCTGGCGTTATCTGTACTGTATTCTCTAGATATTTTATCATACGAATATTATACAAAAATTTTTAATTGTTGTCAAGAACTATTTTTAGGTATGTTGAGGATTTTTCTTGACTTTTGGTCGGAAAGTTGCTATAATATATCTATGAATGAAATAGACATAGTATATATCTTTTTACTAGCAATGTGTGTGCATTTAGCTTACACGCTAGGAAAACAACTCGGAATTAGAACCACGATAGACTATTTGGAAAAGGAAGGAATCTTAGAGTTTGATGACTCTGAAAAATAGTTCTTGACATCAAGGTTAAATTTTGATATAATTATTTAGTAAGTGATAGGTTTCACTTGCGTATTGGTGCATCTACCGTTTTTGGAGATGCGAGTATTTACTGAAAAGGAATTATGGAGAAAAATATGAGTATAGATTTAAGTAAATTTTGGCTTGGATTGGATATGCCTAC